AGGCCGCAGTGTGTTTCGCCAATGATCGCGGAATTCCTCCGCTCTTGGAATGACAGTCTGTCGGACGAATCGCGAACAGAGTTAATTGCACCACTGCTGTCGATGACGATTGGAACGCGAACCACACCGGAAGCTGAAGAGACTCGCGGCTGGAAGGTGCTCGACTGGATGATACGGGTGTCACTGCCCACATGGCTTGACCTGACGGAGTCACTGAGGCCACACGCTGAGTTACTCCGGTCGCTCGCGGAAGTCACAGCCCTGACGATTGATGTAATTTTGCCAGCTCTCTATGCGGCTCGCTCTGCGGCTGACTCTGCGGCTCGCTCTGCGGCTGACTCTGCGGCTCGCTCTGCGGCTTACTCTGCGGCTGACTCTGTTTTGTCGCCAGTCGTCAATGTGCTTCAGTTGTCAGCCTGCGGTCTGATTAAGTTGCTCTGCACCATCAAGTAAGGGGCCACATGAGCAAGTACATTACGGTTCAGATGATCAAGAAAACGTCAGCGACTGAACTGATCCTGACTGGCGATGTTCAGTATGCAATCCGGCTTGCCGTTGCCAGACACGACGCGGCTCACTTCTCGCCCGAAAGCGTTGATGGCCAGCCAATACACGGCAAGTGCTCTGCCTGCGGCGACTATGTGATTGGCAAATCGCCCTACGCCAAATACCCCAGCGAAATTCGCTGCTTTCAATGTCCACCAGTTCCGCCCAGGCCCTAGAAAGGCTTCACTATGACGACTGAGCTTACCACAGCTCCCCCGGTTCAAAATGCCATACTCTACGCCGTCACTCCCGAGACGATCGCCAGAGAGAAGGCCGCGATTATGGCCATTCGAATCAAGGGGATCGACGACGAAACCGGGATTGCCACCGCGAAAGAACACCGCAAAACGGTTGTTGGCTGGCGAATCTCGGTTGAAAAGACGCGGAAGGAAGCAAAAGCCGAGTTTCTCGAAGCTGGCCGCAAGGTTGACCAGAAGGCCAAGGATATTCAGGCCCTGATTGAACCTCTCGAACTGCACCTGAATGAACAACTCGAAGACATCGAAACGCAGTTGCGACTGATCGCGAAGCAGAAAGAGGACGCAATTTACGCCGTCCGGCTGCAGCGACTGACCGACGCGGGCGGAGAGATGCACGAGGAGACCGTTCGGGTAATGACTGACGAGGCGTTTGACCTCGCAGTCGAGCAGGCCCAGGCAAAGACTACAGCCCGGCTGGCCGCAGAGCAGAAGGCGAGGGAAGAAGAGGCGGAACGGAAGCGGCTGCTTGAGGAGCAGGCCGAGCAGAACCGCCAGGAACAAGCCCGACTGACCGCCGAGCGTGAAGCCTTCGAGGCCCAGCAGCGCGAAGCCCAGGCGGAAGCGGCGCGGCTCAAGAAGATCGAAGACGACAAGCAGGCAGCCGAGCAGTTGCGACTGAACGAGGAGCGGCAGGCACTCGACCGGCAGCGATTCGCCAACGAGAAACGAGCCAGAGAACTGGAAGAGATCGAGACCGAACGACTGGAAGCAGAAGCCAGGGCAGAGCGCGAACGCGAAGCCCAGGCGGAAGCGGAAGCGGCGGCAGTTCGAGCCGAGCAACTGCAGCCGGTCAAGATGCGGATTCTGAAGTTTGCCGAGCGTGTCCGTGAGATGGCCCCGACCCGACTTCCTGACGCTGTCATGAATGAGATTGTGTTGCAGATGGCCGTCTGTGCTGACCGAATCTCGAAGATTGCAAAGGAGCTGTCGTAATGGCTTACACCAAGCCCGCAAGAATCGTCGACTTGGCTGCCGAGGACTATCACGCCGATCTGTCGAGAGTTAGCCGGTCAATGCTGGTCGACTTCATCGAATCGCCGTGGCTGTACTATCGCCGGTACATCCTCAAAGACCCGGCATGGCAGCAGAAATCAACGAAGGCAATGGAGGCCGGAACGCTGTTTCATGCTGCCATACTGGAGGGGAAATCGGTCTACGATCTGGTGCACATTATCCCGCAGTCCGTGCTGAATGGCGATGGTCACTGCAAGGGCAAGGCTTACACCGACTGGAAGGCGTGTCACACAGACAAGCCTTGCGTGAAGGCCGCAGAACTTGCCGACGATATCGCAATGCAGGTTGCCGTTAATCGCAGTATCGCAGCGATGGACATTCTCGACGAGCCCACCGGGAAAAATGAGGTAACGATTCAATGGGACTGGGACGGCATCCAGCGGCGAACGCGGCTTGATCGCTGGATTCCCGGCTTCCAAATCGTCGACCTGAAAACGGCCCGGAATGGATCACTCGACGCGATCAACAACAGCATCGAATACGACGGGTATTACCTGCAGGCCGCAGACTATCAAATGGCCGTTGAAGCACTGACCGGCGAAACACCATCCTTCAGCTTCATCTTTATCGAGAAGTCAGTTCCGTTCCGTTGTGTCGTGGTCGACATGGATCAGGACTGGATTAACGACGGACGGGCCGCAATCGAGGCCGCACTAAAGCGGCTGCAGCGTTGCGGGGATCTTAACGACTGGCGAGACCCGGTCAGTATTCAGTCAATTCAAATGAGCCGACCAAATTCAGCCAAGTACCGATGGCAACTAACAGGAGGCAATAACACCGATGGCGAATGAAACATACCAAAAGGGCGGAATGATCCGCGACCAGGGCCGAACGGCAATCACGCTTCCCGGCAACATCAAGCCGGAGACGGTAGCGGCGATTGACACACTGATTCTGAATCAGTCAAACGCGCTCGCGGGACTCGACACGCAAGGATTCTCCAGAGCACTGGCGACCGTTCAAGCACTGAACGACCTGCGCAAAGCACTTACCCCCGACATCATGGCGCACGTAATGACGATGCAGAACACGCGACTCGGGTTTAAGACCGACAACAAAGGCGGCTACGACGTTGGTACCGTCAAGGAATGTCTGATTGAAGCCGTGTTGCACGGGGCGCAACCGTGCGGGAATGAATTCAACATCATCGCGAGCAATTCCTATCTGACGTTGGAGTTTTTCCGGCGGAAGCTGCGAGAGTGGCCGGGGCTGACGGATCTTGTCATTTCGTTGGGCGTGCCGATCATCAGCGAAAAGGGGGCCGTTGTCGAATGCGGGGCGACATGGAAGATTAACGGCGTTCCTGATTCCGTGCAGTTCCGAAAGACCGAGAAAACCGCAGACTCCGAGGGCTCAGATACTCGAATCTGCGTCAAGGTCAATGCGGGGATGAGCTTCGACGCAGTCTTAGGCAAGGCAGAGCGGAAGTTGCGAGCCAAGATTTATCAGCGATTCACAGGCAGCAACAGCACACTTGACGCTGACGACCCGGAACCCCCGAAGATCACCGAAGGCAATCAGACGCTGTACGTCAAGCCCGGTTCAGCACCTGGGGCACGAACCGCGAAGCCAACGCGAATTGTAGCACCGACCCCCCAGGCGTACGCAACAGCCATTGAGGCAGCGACGAGTACACAGGAACTCAACGCAATCGAGGCCAACGCAAACGCAGACGTTGGACGCGGCGACTTGATCCAAGCCGAGCACGATGAAGTTATGCACCGAATTCGGGAAAAGCGAAACATGATCTAAGCGGCCAAGAGCTATTGCCCGTTGCGATTCGTGACGGGCAATAGCTGGCCGGGAAACGAAGGCAATCACCATGAGCACAAGTTTTGAAGAGTTCAGCAAGTCGCTGGTTTCAGTTGGCGACGTGATCGAAACGGAAGTGACGAATCCTTACCCGCGCACGTTGCGAGTGAAGATCAGGGCCCCCGAAGCATGCGCCACGGCCAATGACTTAATCATGTGCGGACGATGGAAGAAGTCAACCGGCGGCGAGAGCAGCGAACCATAGGGCAATCACCATGCAAATCATCGAAGTTTGCTTCGCCCGGCTTGCGACCGCGAACAACGCAGCGGCAATCGACCAGATTCTGACCGAGACATACCGACGAATCGAACTCGGACACAACAGCAAGGCCGACTGCGCAACCGAAAACACGAAGGTACTGAGGCTGGCGACTGAGCGACGGGAAGCCCTGGGGATCAGTTGCCCAGCGAGCCACGAGGACAAAGACGAGCCATTGCCGGAGCGACTGAGGGGCAAGCAGTGAGCGAACAGCCAACAACCTGCGACCCTTGCCACGCGAAGATTAACCCGCGAGAGCAGCACATGCGACACCGAGTAACCGGGGCGCTGCTTTGCATGACCTGCGTTAACAAAATGACGCTTCACACGCCAAGAGACTGGGAGAGGAAAGGAGGTAAATAATGGCCGTTATCGGATACGTGAAGCTCTGGCGGGCGCTGCTGGACTCCGAGCAAATGTCAGACGACTGGTTGTGCCGGTTGTTTATTTGGTGCTTGCTTCGAGCCAACTACGAACCGGCCAGATACCGAGGCCAGGACATCCAGCCGGGGCAATTCATCGCTGGTCGAATGAGCGCGGCGCAGGAATTACACGTTTCCCCGTCGAAATGGTATCGCGGAATTGAGCGACTTATCGAGATGGGTTGTGTCACCGCAGAGACGAACAGCAATTGGACAACCTTAACTATATGCAACTGGCAGACTTACCAAGAGTCACCAGCAACGCAGCGAACAGCGGATGAACAGCCGGTGATACAACGAATGAACAGCCAGCGGACAGCGGGTGATACAACGAGCGGACAGCCAGCGGACACTATTAAAGAAGGAAAGAAAGAAAGAAGGGAAGAAGGAAAGAAAGAAAGAAGGGAAGAAGGGAAGAAAGAAATACCCCCTAGCCCCCAAGGGGGAACACCAGCGAAGAAACCAAAGCCGACAGATTTTGCCGTGACCATTCCCGAGTCGCTGAATTCCCCCCAGTTCGTCGAAGCCTGGGCAAAGTGGCAACAGCACTGCAAGGAGATCCGAAAGCCACTGACGGAGACGCGAGCAAACACCCAAATCGGAAAACTTGTCTCGATTGGGGCGGAACGGGCGGTGATTGCAATTGAGCACAGTATCGCGGGCGGCTGGCAAGGGATCTTCGAACCAAACAACAAGGGCCGCAAAGATCGCGGATTCTTCGACGGGATTCAGGACTTCGCAAACGAGGGGGATTCATGACCGAGCCACAAATAACGAAGCAGGAATTCGCCGCAGTCATGGGCTACCTGTCGGCAGGCTGCAATCGAAAGATGGACCAACAGCAAATGCGGGTTTTCTACGACGCACTGAACGACCTGACCCCGGCGGTTCTGATGGCGTGCTGCAAGCGAGCGATTCAGCAGCAGGTTGACAACTGGCTGCCGTCAGTCGGGTTGATTCGATCATTCGCGACGGAAGCAATCAGCGGGGCTTTGCCGAACTACGGCGACGAGTGGGCTAACGTCCGGGCTGCTGTGCGACGCTGGGGCTACATGCGGAAGGCGGAAGGTATGGCGAGCCTCGGACACGTCGCCCGACTCGCTGTAGAGGCCGTGGGGGGCTGGCAGGTGCTTTGCGACAGTGAGAACCCGACGATACTTGGAGCCCAATTCCGCACAGCCTACGAAGCAGCAGCGAAACGAGAGTCAGAAATGCGACGAATCGGCCAGGAACTGCGACCGCGAATCACAGCGGGGCCGCGAGTCACACCGAGGATTGAGACGCAGGCCGAAACGCGGCGGCTGGTGAGTGAGTTTGCCGGGGCAATGAAGCGAATCGAGGGGCCGAAAGATGGTGACGCGAAAACAGTGCAATTGGTGCGCGGGACCAGTAGCCAAGGAGACTCGACCGCACATCAGCAGTTATCCAGTCGGGAAGAGCAAGTGTCCGAATTGCTGGGAGACAGAATACACGCTGATCGAGGTTGACCCGGCGGATTTAGTGGGCGGCAGATTCCCCGAGGCACCACCGGCAAAGCCTAAACCGCAAAAAACGATGTTCTGAGTGTTTGCACCCTAACGAGGAGATGGCGAGAAATGGCGAAGAAGCAAAAAGCGAAGGTTGATCATGGACCGCTGATTGAAGGCTTGGCACTGAATGGATTTATTGTCACCGCCGAGGTAATTGGGGCATGGAGCGCCGACCAGATCGCAATGATTCGTGACTGCCTGACAGAATGGGACATCTACACCCCCGGCAGATCGCGAACACCAGTGCCGGAATGGCTGACGGAATTCGATGCACCTGGGGACGCAAGGATTCTTGAGGCCAGGACAGTTGGGGCCGAGTGGCGAAAGATGAACCCGGAAGCTGACGAAGTGGCCGGGAATCCGTGGCCGGAATCGAGCCAGCTTTATTACGGCTGGTCAGACGGGGCGACGTTCGGAATTCGCGAGGTTGACGCCGACCTGCCCGACGAGGAATACAACATCGTAGCCGAACCCGAAACGGCTTCCGTGGCTGTCAATGCCGGGGCCACAGTCGGCTTTGGGTATTCAATCAGCCCCACAGATGCGATTGTCCGCGACACTGTCGAGGCGAGTAAGAAAGTCAATCGGCTGACCTGCAGTAAGCGGGACAAGGCCGTATTGTCGATCGTTCGCAAGCTCGGGACCGTAACACCGGCTTGCAATGAAGCACAACTGAAGTATCAGGGCGCTCACCAGATCGCAACGAAGCTCAAAAAGGAATGGGAATCCCTCCAGCTTCAGATGCAGGGGATTTGCACCCAACTGGCGAGCGTGGCCAATGGGGGCGACTACCAGGCCGATCTGTTCGACGAGCCGGAAGTAATCCCGCACAGCCCGCCACACGCCGAAATTCACCACGAAGGCGGCGGGGCCACTGAATGGACGCCAGCGGTAGACACGGGCGGCGAACTTGACCTGAAGTGTTTGACGCGAAAGGAACTGGCGGCAATCGGTTCTGACGCCGAAGGGTTGAGCGCCGGGAAGATTGACATTCTTCGCTCTGCCTGCGAGGGCGACACAATCGCGAAGTTGGAGGCGATGCAGCGGAGCAACCCGAGCTGGAACCGGGATATCAAGGGCTTTGGCGACAAGTGGATTGACCGGCTGCAGGACGCACATTCCGCAGTGAGGACGCATTACCCGATGCCAGTTGAATCTTACGAGCCGTCACGGGACAAACCCGACGACGAACCGACAGCCGGGGCCGTTGCTGTTGTTGAGCCCCAGGATAACCCGCCGGAGATTGGCGAGGCGATCGAGTTAGAGCAGGACGATGAACTCGTAGCAGTGGGGGCTGAGTCGGACGGATTCGGCGAAGACATGCCCGAGTGATCTCGAAGGACTTCCCGGCGGTTAATCGTGACCGCCGGGCTTTAGAACCCGACCAATTTTGAATAAGAAAAGGAGTCATTTTGAAAACACAATTCTGGTGGGCGATCCACAATCTTGTCGCCCATCCATTGAGCGAGATTCTTTATTGGATTGGACTGCACGCGTGGGGTGAGTGGATACACGACAAAACAGTACCGAATCACGAACCAGGAACCGGAAGGGGGTAGGGCCAGTATGACTTATTCACGATTCGGAATCACGTTCCCAGAGAAGCATAAAGAACGCCGCGAGCTATTGATTGCCGAAGATTGTTGCCCGGAATGCGGCGGCGAATTGGATGCCGGATGGGAGTGTAATAAGTGCAAGTTCGACGCACAGCCGGAAGCCATGCAGATTGACATCGACAAGCACCGCAAAGGCTAGAGATAACGGAGTTCAGGAAACATCATGGCAAAGCGTTGCGAACACGAGGAAACAAAGGAAGGCCCGCGTTCTCCGCTGCGTTACGGCAGTGCTCCGACAGAGGTTTGTGCCCACTGTGGACAATGGAGAATGGTTCACTTTCCGAATTGCATCTGGCGAGATCCGCCAGTTGATACGAATTTCGAAGACGTGGACGAGTAGTTCCCTTAGTGAGGTCAGGCGGTTTATCAGCGTTTTTTAGTCCGAGATATCTGAAATCATCAGGAGTTATTAGCGATGTCATATGACCCGACCATTGCCTTTGCGCTGTGCCATATTTGTGGTGTCAATCGAGTTGACGACGGGCAAAGTATGTGCATGGACTGCTGGCGAAGCCTGAAGGATCAATGGGTAACGCACGATAAGATCTGCCGCGACCTCCACGACGGTGATATCTGGTGGCACGACAACGGAGAGTCCATCTACCCCGTGATTCTGATGTGGTGCCCAACCGGGCAACACTTTTTCGCATCCGCTGGGCAGTGGGGGTGGAGTCGCTCCCAGCCTGTCAGTGAAATGGGCGGGCGATGGATGCCGTGCGTTGAGCCGGAGCCGGACCAAGCATTTCGTCGGACGTGGAGAGACTCATGATATTCAAGCGGTTTTCCGTGGTATTCACAATCTGTCTAGCAATCGTGGCAATTTGGGCAAACTCAATTTACTGGCACGCACTTGGTGCGCGCCCAGGAACATACGGCGTCACTGTCAGATTGCCTTGCCTGTCAATCGAATACAGCTACTGGATAGAGCACAGAAGATTGTCAGTCTTCTATCAACGCCGAATGAAAATGGGCGGAATGTCATCGAATTGTTTATGGCAAGTTGACACTGCTGATTGGTAGTCAGTTGCGTGCCGCCTAACTCCCGCGAAACCCCTGAGAAAACCCTGCAAACATCGGCTAATTGCCATAACTAAACCAGAAAGGGGGCGCAGGTGGCATACAAGTTAATTCACAGCCAGATTTTACCCTTCGAGTTAACCAACGGAAATGACGGGCGAAAGCCTGAAGCGAAGATGCAATCAGGCACGAGAACAACACACGGCTATTCGCGAAGCCCAACGTATGTTTCGTGGATGAAAATGAAGTCGCGATGTTTGAATCCAAACGCGGGGAACTATGAAAGATACGGTGGGGCCGGAATCACAGTCTGTGCGGAATGGCTGTCGTTTGAGGCATTCCAACAAGACATGGGGGATCGTCCTTCTCTTCGGCATTCACTCGACCGCAAAGACTCAACGCAGGGATACAGCAAGGCTAACTGCCGATGGGCCACTGATGAAGAACAAGCCCGCAATCGGTCGTGTTGCATCCGGCTTGTGATTGGCAATCAATCCATGTCGCCGATTGAGTGGGCTGCAAGAATGGGGATCTCAGTCAAGACAATTTACAGTCGGCTTGAAATGGGATGGAGTGATGCTGACGCAATCCACGGACGGCCATCCAGGGCAAGGCTCATTGAGGCGTACGGTAAAGCTCAAACGCTTTCGGAATGGGCCAGGGACACCGGACTATCCGCAGCAACCATCAACAAGCGACTAAAGCGAGGATGGGGGAGCGAGGCAGCATTAACAAAGGCAGTGTGACACATGCAAGTAAATATGAAAGTTCCAGGCGTGCCAGTTGGAATGCCGCGAACAAAGGCGTGCATCCGAGGGAATCACGCGGGCGTCTATAACCCGACCAAGACATCAACCGGGGCGAGTAATGGCGTCGCAGAGTTCAAGGCGGCAATTCGGCTGGTTGCGGCGAGTAAGCACCGAGGCCAGCTATTTACCGGACCATTGCGGGTCGACCTGCAATTTGTCTTTCCGCGACAGGCAAACCGAGTTTGGAAGTCAAGGCCAATGCCACGTTACCGCAAGGTAACAAAGCCAGATCGCGACAATCTCGACAAACTCGTAATGGATGCACTCAAGGGCGTGCTGTGGGTTGATGACAATCAAGTGTGCGCAGGCTCAATTGAGAAGTGGCACGCAGCGGGCGACGAATCACCGCATGTGCTGATTATTGTAACTGAGATTCCAGAGACAAAACCCTGAAAGGCACAGCATGACACCCCAACTTTACCCAGTGATCGAGGCAAAGGGCGAGTTCGGCCTAGGGCCTCATTTGACCGTCGAGGTAAACGGCTCGCGAACCTGCGTTCCAGTGGGAATCGAGTTGAAGGAAGGCGATTCGCTTTGCGTGGTTCCCAAGGGCTTTTCGGTGGCCCTGTTTGCAATCGACATGGCCCCGAATCGAAACGGACACGGCTTGGAGCTTTGGCAAAGCGGCAGAGTGTCGAGGATTCGCAATGTTCGTCCCTTGATGCAATGGCCGAAGCGATGACCCCCATCCCCCCAGGCAACACGACAACAACCCCCCGGCTGGCATTGCTGGAAATGCTGGCCGGGGCGGGATTCGACAACGTGAAGATCGAGCTTGCAAGACATGGCCGCATGAGATGGCACGCGACCGCCGATTGTGGCGTGATTATTCGAGGCTACGGAACCCCGACCAATTGCGTCAGATGCGGAATGGAGCTGACCAAGACAGACGCGAGGCAATGGGCCGTGCGACCTCGGGACAACACACACGCCAAGGCCGCGAAGCCGAAGCAGCCCCACCCGGTTGTTAATGGCGAACTGTTGATACCGAGCCTGATTCACGCTGCCGACCTACTGCGAGCACACAAGGCAATTTGCCCACGGGACCACAAGGCATTGACAAAACGGCTTATTCGCCGATCGGAGTTGTATTACCAATGAACGCAATTCTCAAGAACGTAAAGATTGACGCCAGAACGCACACGCAACTCAGGAACGCAAAGAGCATTCTTGAGGGCAAGCGATGCGAGAAGAACCCGGAAGCCCCGCTATGTGACCGATTGACCGTCAGCGAGGTTGCCGAAATGGCGATTGTTCGAGGGATCAAAGTGCTACTTGCCGAAGCCGGATAATGCTTATCTTCAGGATAGTGTTTATCTATCCACGATAGGCATTGCAGGCGTAAATAATTTCGCTTTAATCACATCTAACACGAGCAGCACAACACAGTGCTGAACTGTTACGCGAGGAAGTCGGAAATGTCAGGCTTTGCAAACCTGGGGTTGGTTCGATTCCAACACTCGCGGTTTAGATCCGGTGCCAGCAGCTAGCAGTAAGCCTTGCACGAGCCTTGAGGGGCTCTGCAGCAGAAGCGTCGCGAACTTCCCCGGATCTTTCACAAATACTTGATGCGCGATGTGATGTGAAATAGCAGTGAGTGACACGAGGCCGGAGCCCGACTTAGCTACCGACGAGGTGTAACACAGCAAGGCCGGGGGGAGAAAGCAATGCACGACGCGGCAGCTTTCGCCCCCCGGCAGGATGAAGCTCCGGGGATCGGCCACCGGGGCTTTTTGCAATTAACGAGATGATCAGCGGGGCCGCTATGCTTTCGATTCTGCTTGCCGATATTTCGCTGTCATACCTTGACGCGATCGAGAGATTGATAAACCGGGTTGGGCTTCCGACCGCAATTATCATTGCCATCAGCCTGGGAGTGTGGAGGTTTAGTCGCTGGTTTGGGGTGAAGGTTGCCGAGCCACTGGTTGACTTGGCAAAGGCTGGCGTTGGGGCGCACGTAACATTCCTGCAAGAGAACACCCGAGCGACACAAGCCGGGGCAGTTGGAGTAAGTCAAGTGCTTGCAAATCAAGGCCAGTCGCTGGCAATGCAGGGCCGAGACAGCGAGAAGATTGACGACATTCACGGCGTGATTGTTCGGTCCGCCGGAACAACTCAGCAGCAGGTTACATCGACCGCCATGTAAGCGGATCGATTTGTTTATTAACTCACATGGAGTGCAGATTATGGGTAGCGAACACTTTTCGATGAATCTTGAAGACTGGAAGAAGATCGGCACCGGGGTTTTGCTTTCCGCTGGCGGTGCGGTTGTATCGTATCTGGCGACGATCGGGCCGAGCATTGACCAGACGACCATGCAAGGCATGATTACGGCGGTTGTGCTGTCTAATCTGGTTAACATCGGTCGCAAATTCTTCTTTAAGACCTAGAAAGGAGTCGCCCGCATGGACTGGATTAAGAAACACCTGACGGCAATTCTACTGACCATTGCGGCTATCTTCTTGGCCGGAAGCGTTGCCAGTTATTACCAGATGGCACATTACAACAACTACGAAACGGCCAACTGGCTGATTGTCCTAACGTGGCTTACCCTAGGGCTGACTTTCGCCGCTGCCGGGATTCTGAATTGTGTTATTCGGCCAGTATTTCCAATGCACCCGAAAGCCCCCGACCTGCGTTCTATAACAGAGGTGTATATTGACTCGAAGATCAAGGCCACCCCGGCGTCTAAGTCACCACTGCAGCGAGTTCGAGAGCATCGAGAGATTGCAGTTCAGTACAGACGCAACGCCGAGGCACTCGACGAGCAGGCCGAGAAGGTGATTTCGGAAATGGAAGCCGAGTTGATCGCGGCCAAGTCGCTTCGAGAGGTGGCAAAATGAGGAAATGGCTTTCAGTTGCTTTGGCCCTGTTGATTGCCGGTTGTGTTCGACCGCTTCCCGGCCCTGCTCCGATTCCAGTCCCGCCGGTTCCGATTGTCGCGCCGATCGTCACGGCCCCGCTTCGGGTTTTGATCGTTAAGGATAATGCGACATTAAACCGGCTTCCCCCGGCCCAGTTCGTTGCAGTCATGTCTGGAAGCGTCCGTGACTACTGCAAGACTCATTGCCAGATGGGACCGGACGGCAAAACCCCCGAGTTTCGCACCTATGAATGGGACACGGACACACAAGCGCAATCCCAGGCCATTCAGGAAGCGTTCGCCGAGGCCGTGAAGAGTGGCAAGGCAAGCGGCGTTCCGTGGCTGGTTGTCAATAACGGAGCAGCAGGATATAGCGGGCCGTTCCCCGCGACCGAAGCGGAAGCGATTGCACTGCTGAAGAAATACGGGGGCGAATAAATGTTGATTATTGATGAAACCAACTGGCGGGAACACGCGGGCGAAAACGGCGTTGTGATTGACCCCGACGGCCAGCGGCGTTTGATGGCATGCAAGCCCCGCCGGGCACCAGTCGGCAGCCTCAGATATGCAGTCAAGCCCGAATTCGACCTGATTCCCCGCAATGAGTGGTCAAGCCGAATTAAGGATATCAAGGCGGCTGGAATTGATACCCGCTCACTGCTGAAACAAAAGGGCGTTCCGGCTTTCGATCAGCAGCAGACATCAACCTGCCATGCACAGTCGGCGGCGCTCGGCGGGATTATCATTCGTGCTCGACAGGGTGAGGCCACTGTCATTCTGAGCCCTGGGAGCATCTCGGGGCCGATCACTGGCTATCGAGACGAAGGCGCTTACATCGAAGACGACTTGAGGCAGCTTGCCGACTATGGCGCGGCTTCGGTCGAGTTTGTACCGGCGAACCAGATTTCGCGACGTGGCTGGAAACCTGGGGCGGAACAAAACGCACTGCTTCACCGTGTTACCAAGTGGATCGACATGGGCGGGCGAGATTCGCGAATGTTCGACCGCTGCGCAACTCAGCTTTTGCTGCTGAACGCTGTTTGCGTGGCTTATGACTGGTGGGGACACGCCGTCACTCTTACCGCACTTGTCGAAGTCTCGCCGGGCGTTTTCGGATTCGAGTTCCGTAATTCCTGGGGGGCCAGCTATGGCGATGACGGTTACGCCGTTTTAGTCGAAGGCCGAGGCACCCCAAACGCTGCTTACTCCCCCGTTCAGTTAATCGCATCAACAAATTAAGGCCGTTCACATGCTGAAGTTTCTTGTGTTAACCCTCGCCCTGCTTGGCGATCCGCAAATCAATTACGACCGAGTTCCTGCGTCACAGGTTACGCCACAGATCACCCCGGCAGTTCAGCCAGACGCGGCCACGGCACCCAAGCCGGTTCGGCGGCTCTATGTGTTCGGCTTCAAGGGCTGTGCACCCTGTGTCGCATCGCGACCGGCGCTTGACACATGGGTGAAATATGCCGACCTGACAGTTAAGCGACCGACCCCCAACAGCGACTGTGTTTACATTGACGTCGAAGACTATCCGCATCTGGCCGAGCAATGGCGAACGGACACCTACCCGACAGTGATTGTCAGTGACAACCTGAAGGAGATTGCCCGACACACTGGGGCTTATTCAATCACCGACCTGCGACGGCTATGGGAGACGGGAGCCAAAGCGGAACGCGGGCAACATATTGTATCAGCATTCGCAGCCGGGGCCGGAACTGAAATCAAGCTCCCGAGGGTATCAGTCAATCCGACAACCAAAGCGGTAACGATTCTCGAAACCGTTGACATTCCTTACGGCTCATTCGTGACGGCCACCCTGACGCAAGGCAGCGTCTTAACAATGGGGGCTGATGGTCAATACACGTTCAGTAAACCTTACCCGCGAATCAGAACAAGCCCGATTCATTGGGACGGCTTCTTGCGTGGCGTCAAGGTGGATACTGCAGCCAAAACGGCTGTGCTGCAGATTGACGGCTTTCCCGACCAGACAATCCGCTATTAAGGGGGCGTCATGAGTCCGAGTGTGTTTGGCTGCTGTGTGCTCTTGATAGCGTTAATTGTGGTGATTCTCGACAGGGGGCCGTGATGCGAGAGGATGAATATGGAATCTGCTCTGCGATGGCTGAAGGCCGTGATGTTCCTGCTCGCGAGAGAGTGCATCACAAGGCCCGAACCAGTATTGCCCGTTCGGCTATGGCATTCGTTCAGAATCACGGCCAGGACTACCCCGACAAGTCAGCAGCTCTCGAAGCGTTCAAACAGCAGTTGGCCGAGGAAAAGCACTCGCAGGCCCCGTGCTCGCGAGAAGGTCATACCAATGTGGTTGGTTTTCCAATCCTAACGTCAATCTTCATTTCGCTGTGCTGTTTCTTCTTCGAGCGCTGGTGGGCAAGGACTTTCAAAAATGACTGAAACGAAACCGCAGAATGTCGCCGAAACGCTACAAGAGCGAGCCGGGCAGCACGGGCGATTTGAGGATAACGCGAATTTCTCGCAGAACCTAAAAGCCTTCCTGCGTTCTCGCCCGGCGTGGCCAGGACTACGGCTTGAGCACCGCGAGGCGCTAGACATGATCGCTTGCAAAATGTCGCGGGTTCTATCTGGCGACGGAGACCATTACGACCACTGGCGAGACATTGCAGGCTACGCGACGCTGGCTGAAATGGCGATTACCAAGCCGGGTTAATTGTGGGGCGGCGTTCGCTTGCCGCGCCTAATAAATCTTCGGTTCAATCACTCACTGTCAGGATTAACACCAATGGCCAACGCTACCGCATGGGACGAGACGCAGGACAGCGAACTAATCGCCATGCGGGCGGCGGGCCAGTCGTGGGACGCAATCGGGCGAGACGCGGGGCGTTCCGTCGAGTCGTGCCGGAATAGATGGAGAGCACTGCAGCGGGGCGGCGAGAGTGTAGCACCTGCAGCGGCTCAAGAGTCACAGCAAGAGCAATGCACAGCAGTTGACGCAGGCGACTCCAAAACACTGACCTACCACGGCGCGGAGATCCGCACAGTTGCCCAACTGCTGGCCCATACCGAGATTGATCTAACAATCTGGGAAGTGGCCGAAAGCACTGTCAATTCCTGGGAAGTAGCGGGGAAATTCAAGGCCGAAAACCGGCTATGGAAAACCGGGCTGCTGCAGATCAAGGTGAAACTGCGGAGACTGGCCCCGAAGCCCATTCAGGACGGAATCAAGCAGCTATTGCGGGACGTTCGACCAATCGCAACTGCAGCCCCTAGGAAGCTACGCAAGGGAGACCGGCAGCTATTGGAAATCGGCCTGTTCGATCATCATTTCGGAAAGCTGGCGTGGGGAGCGGAGACCGGAACAAACTACGATTTGAAGATCGCGGAAACCGAGTTCACAACTGCGATTGATGCAATGCTGGAACGGGCGAGCGGCTACAACGTGGAGCGTATCGTATTCCCCATTGGAAACGACTTTTTTCACTGCAACGACTGGCTGAGTAATACCGCAAACGGAACACGGGTTGACTCGACAGACGACCGATTCAGCAAGGTATTTCAAACGGGTTGCCGGGCCGTTCAGTATGCGGTTGAGCGTTGTGCAGCAACGGCCCCGACCGAAATTCTATGGGTGCCGGGCAATCACGACAGGCATACAAGCTGGTTTCTTACCGAGTGGCTCGCGGCCATATTCAACGGAAATCGACACGTAAGCATCAACAACGGGCCGGGCAACCGAAAGTATATCCAGTACGGGGCGTGCCTGTTGGGATACATGCACGGCGACGAGATCAAGCACACGGATCTTCCGGCACTCATGGCCCAGGAGCGAAAGCAAATGTGGGCCGATACCGTTTATAGATCATGGCGGCTGGGGCACTGGCACAAGCGAAAAGAAACGCGGTACATCGCGGGCGACACCCACAACGGCGTTGAAGTGCGAATATTCCCCTCGCTGTGCGGGACAGACGCTTGGCACTATTCCCACGGCTTCACCGGATCGGCGCGAATGGCCGAGTGTTATTTGTGGGACCACCGACACGGGCCGATAGCTAATTTTGTTATTAACGCTCAAGAGTCAATGAAACAGGTTGCCGCATGATGGATGAAATAGACGTTGCTCAATGGCAATTCCGGTCGAAGTCGATCCCGTGGCGGCTGGCCCAGGTTAACGGGCGGGTTGTCTTTGGCTGGCTGCTTGAATCACTGACGGCACTGGGGGCGAGTGACGGGAAGTACGACGTTGAAATAGTCTGGAGGGTTTTGCCCTGCGATCACGGATTGTACCGCAAGGCAACGCTTGCCGATCTGTTTCACTTAGAGCTTGCGTGGTGGAAATCGCACAGACTCGACGGATCTTTGCTTGTCATGGCTGCGGTCTCAGTGGCCGTATTTGTTTGCCGTGGGGCGTGGCTCATCTCTCAATAGTTGTTATAGTGTGCTAGGGTTAACTGTTTACCTTTGCACACTGGGGGGATAATGAGACGCGATCGAGACATTTTAATTCTGATTGGCGTGTTAGTTGGCCTGTCTGGCTGGGTCATGTGGGAAGCTGTCCCGCCCGCCCAAAAAAATAGCGTTACATCAAAGGCTGATATTGCTGCGATGCAAGGGCAAGAACTTGCAATGCTGCGAGTTCATCCACAGACCGCCACGGTAGCCGTAAATGTTAAGCACAGCTCTGGTGAATACAAAACATTTATCACAAAAGAGGGCGTTAGAATGGGCCAGCAGGTTTACACATCGGGATCAGGCACATGGACCGTGCCAACTGGGGTTACATCGGTCAGTGTGACTTGCTGGGGAGGCGGTGCAGCGGGCACCAATATGAGTTCTGGCGGTGGCGGTGGCGGCTGCTCAGTAACTCCAAGCTACGCCGTGACCCCCGGAGCGTCGATTCCGTACGCTGTGGGGTCCGGTGGCGCGGCGTCTACAAACGACGGAGCTGACACGAGTTTTGATACATCCGGGGTTGTCGCAAAAGGCGGGAAGGCAGCGGCGTCTAGTAGCCTGGGTGGCGCGGCGGCGAGCGGGACCGGAACGACCAGATACAGCGGCGGAAATGGTGGCTTGCGTGGAGGCGGGGGCTCTGCTGGGCCATCAAGTAACGGCAATAACAATTCCGGCAATACCGGCGGGGCAGCCGTTACAGACGGTGGCGCGGGCGGGGATATTGATATCGCTGGGTTCGCGCCGGGCGGTGGAGCGGGTGGCACGAATGGGTTTTCCGCTCAACCAGGGGCGAACGGAAGGATTCAAATTGATTGGGTTGACCCGAGTTCGTCACTTCCATGTGCCTATGTCCCACCCACAAAATCCTTTGGTCCAAATGGAGATTTACACGAGATGTTAAAGAACGCAACAGGTCAGAAAATCGGCGCTCAGATGATTACCGCCGCTGACGGTTCGGATTTTACCGGCTCTGTTACCGTGTACGTGACTGGCGACGCTGGAACGCAGGCGGCAGGCTCGGTTGGCTCGGGGGCCTGCACTCACGAGGGCAACGGCTATCACACATATGCACCTTCGCAGGCAGAAACGAATTACGACCTGATCGGCTTCACTTTTAAGGCGGCGACGGCGATTACAAACACGGTGCAGGTGGCCACGGTAGCAGCACCCCCGCTTGATGCGGCTGGTGTACGTTCTGCGGTGGGCCTGGGGTCCGCAAATCTTGATACGCAGCTCGCGGCGATTGACGACGCAATTGACACCGAGGTTGCAGCCATCAAGGCCAAGACGGATCTAATCCCGGCGGCTCCGGCTGCTGTCGGTGATTGCATCACAGAGGCAGGTGTTCGGACTGCAGTAGGACTCGCGACCGCGAACCTTGACACCCAACTGACACCGCTCGGAACTGGCTTCTCTCGCGCAGTGAAGGCAATCACCCTGGGGACCGTCGACACCGGGGCCACAACGACGATTATCCCGACTTCATCCCTGTCGCCTGCTGCAGTGGACGCCAATCAGTTCCGGGGCCAAGTCGTCTGTTTCGCGAACGACACCACAACAATGGCTCTACGTGGTCAAAAAACGGACATCACCGGCAGTTCTTCTGGCGGAATCTTGACCGTTAACGAACTGACCAGCACTCCAGTTTCCGGCGACACGTTCACCATTCAGTAAGGTTGAAAAATGGTCGCAATCACACGGCAACGGTTTGGGCTAACGGGGCGTCGATCGTCTCGCAGCCTGGGCACGCCTGTTGATTCGTCGGGCGTGGCCATTACATCGCAGCGATTCGGGCTGACATGGAAGCAGCCCGGCGAACTTGGGGCGGCGTTGAGTGATTCGTTTCAGTCGATCACGCAACAGCGATTCGGGCTGACGATGCGTCGGTCTGCGGAACTGGGCGTGTCGTCTGACATCGACTCAGATCAGCTTCAGGCGGGCGACACACTGGCCGCAGTATCGACAACGGCGACCGTCTGTAGTTCGATTGCCATTCAGGCCAGTGATACAGTTTCGGCGGGGCTTGATTCCTCGTTCGCTGTTAACAGTGAGTCAATCCAAGGTGACGACATTGGCGCGGCGGCTGGAACGGTTGCCATTCTGGTGAGTATCAGTAGCTACCGGGAAGGGGACAGCTCAACAGCGTCGATTCTTGGCGGAACGCTGACAGTATCGAGCACTCAGGCCAGCGACCGAGAATCAAGTGACGCAACGTCCGCAATTGCGATTGACCTTGCAAGAACTGCAACCAAGGACAAGGCAACCGGCGGGGCCACTGTAACAACCGGGGCGAGTGTTGACGCGACTGCAAGAAACGACCGAACAACATCAGCGGCGAAGGGGAGAATTGCAGCGGCGGGGCTTGCCGTGGCCAAACCGCAGAGACTGGCCGGAGTGAGTCGAACCGCAATTCGTTCAACTGGAACGGCGATTGTATCGGCGAACCTTTCAGCGGCGAGTCTCGACGGAACAACCGTCAGGCATTCAGTTCGACAGTCGCGAGACCTGGGGCAGTCCGAGGGGACGACAGCCACGACAGTTGAAAGCAGCCAGCGACAGGCCGCAACATCGTTTGCAGGATCGGCCACCAATGCAGTTGCCACCGAGGCCACCGGAGCCAGCGTTAACCGTTCGGCGTCGATCACCAGAACATCAGCCAGCCTAATCGTCGAGGAGATCCAGCCAGGACAACGAGGAGCAGCAGTCGGAGCCGTGCGGATCACTGCAACCTCGGTCAAGCGGAGAGATCCCGACGAGGGTGCAATCGACTCGACGGCTTCCATATCGGCCAGAGTTGCAGCCAGGGCCACCAAGGATAGTTCGGCCAGTGACGGAACATCGGAGATTGTCATTGCAGCCAGCCCGACCCAGCAGGGGCACCGGGTGACGTTCGCGGCCACCGTGGCAACCGTTACGACTGCAGCAGCAACACAGACACGAAACAGGGCGGCGGCGGCTTCTGTTACGAGAATTGCAGTCACTGCGAGCGGAACGCAAGCCGGGGCTCTTGACTCAACGGCCACGAATTCCATCAAGGCCAGTCTGTCGAGGACACAAGAGCGGCAGTCAATCGAATCGGCTGCAGTGCTTGCAGTTGCCAGCACAGCCACGGCGAGACAGACCGCGAACACTGGAGCAGCAGCAGCAACGCCAGAACTGAGCGTGTCCAGCATTTTCAGATCAAAGGTTTTCTATTCTGCCGTCGCAAGACGGGCCTTCACCGGGAGTAATTAAGTATGTCGATTCAGTATTCAACCACCGTTCGCAATGCCCAGCTTGACGCACTGGAGACCGCAATTTCTACGGCCCCGATTCTGCGCATCTACAACGGCGTGATGCCCGCAACGTGCGCCACGGCACTCAGCGGAAACACGCTGCTTGCCGAAGGTACGCTGCCGTCCGATTGGCTGTCGGCGGCTTCCTCGGGGGCCAAGGCCAAGGCCGGAACGTGGACGCTGACAGGCCAGAGCGGCGCGAGCACCGGAACCGTCGGCACGTTCTACCGGATTTACAATTCGGACGGAACAACCTGCTCGATGCAAGGGACGTTCGGAACCTCGGTCACGATTGCAACCAGTTCACTGACTGCAGCCCACGGCGTTGTACTGAACTTCTCGGCTACGACTGGCGTTGTGGCTGGCATGGCCGTGAGTGGCACCGGAGTTCCGACCGGCGCGACCGTCGAGTCAGTGACCAGCACGACCGTTACCCTGAACGGGACCAGCACGGCAGGCGTTGCCAGTACAGCCTCTATCGTGTTTTCCTACGACATGGGCGCGGACAATGCCAGCATTGCTAACGCTCAGGTTATCACCGTCAATAGCTTCTCTCTCACCGCCGGGAATGCTTAATTATGTGGCTTTCACCTGGGGACACGTTACGCAAAGAGTTCACCACAGCGAACCCATCTAATGGGCAGTCGATGACCGCTGATTCTCTGCCCGTGGCCGTGCTTGCTCAGAATGGTGTTGCTGACGTTGCCGTTACCGTCACGGTCACTCTACTTGAGACCGGGCGGTATTTGGCAACGTGCGTAATTCCTGGGGACTACACGGCGGGCGATACGGTATCACTGCGAGTCACGGCCACGGTTGCAGGCGTTACCGGAAGGGACACATTGACAGAGCAACGGCTGCAGGCGATGGACTTCGCAACCGGGCTTGCGGCTCAGTTATTCGTTGATGCAGGGGCAAACAAACTAAAGGTGAATACTGATCACTCAGTAAACGCGGGCTTCACCGTCACAGAGGGAAACCTTACGGATCTTGCAACGGCAGTCGGGGCTGAAATTGTTGTTGACATCATGGACGCAATGACGGGCCGGACGATTCGAATTGACTCACCGTTTGCGGCTGGCGGGGCTTTGACAGTATTCAGCGGCGACGACTACTTAGCAGCCAATGGGCAGTCGATCACGGCGACAATCACAGGCCGCACGGATCTTGTCGGGATGACTTCGGTTCTGTATTTGGAATCGGGCGTCACCCTGACGGCTACCGGCTCAGTTGTGGCAACAGGAACCGAGACACTGACGTTTGGCGACTTGACTTCCACGCAGACATTGACGCTTTGGGATGGTATCGGGACAGCACCGACAAACCGCAAATATCAGATCAAGTTTTTGACCGAGGCAGGCAAGGTAACAACCCAAATTGACGGCGTAATGCACGTTCGTCGCGGGTTGAGTACCTAACTTTTATAAGGACTATGCAGCATGGCTTATGATCCAGATCCGCGATTAGGCGCAACCCCGTTTCGGTTGATTTCAACGGGCGTCACCGAAGACAAGACGGTTGTTAAAGCTGGCCCCGGTCGGCTGCTGTCGCTCAATGCAACCAATAAGGCGGCGGCTATCTGTCACATCAAATTCTACAACCAGACAACCACGCCTGCCGTGGCGTCTGATGTACCGATTTGGGGCTGTGCAGTGGAGGGCGGGACGACCGGCAAACCGAGCAACATTCCACTTCCGCCGGAGGGAATCAACTTCACGGTGGGAATCGCCTTTGTCATCGTGACCGGCCACGCCGACACTGACGCAACGGAGGTTTCCGCAGGCGATGTTGTGCTGAATGGTAGCTACAAGTAATCGAGCAGTATTGACCGGGGCGGGGCTTCTGCCCTGCTCCGGCTTAGGAGTTCTGAATCATGAGCATGGGCGACAACTCCGGGGCACTACGGGCAATCAAGCAACTCCGAGAAATGGCCAGCCGATAGGGTGCAACATGTTCGCAGCGACAAAGAATAAACCGGGGCGACCGACGAACGAATCGAGGGGCAAACCCGCATTCGATCCGCAGGAATACCACGCACAGTTGATGCGAGCAAAGGCCAGCAAGAACGCAGAGATTGGCGAGCTTCCGGCGGTTAAAGATCCGGCACGCAAGGCAGCTTGCGGTAAGTCACTGCTGCTCTATCTCACGACCTACTTTCCGAACAGCACCGGGATTTATCCGTTCAGCCAAGATCACCTGCGAGTTATCAGCCGCATGGAAGGTTGCATTATTGGCGGCGGAAGGCACGTCAATTCCGTTTATCGCGGCTTTGCCAAGACGACAATCAGCCAGCTATCGGCACTATGGGCGGCATCCTACGGCTATCGGAAATGCACGCTGCTGGTTGCATCAAGTCAGGATTCATCGGAAGGCATTCTGTCGGGCGTGCTGCTTGAACTCGAAAACAATGAATTGCTGCTTGAGGACTTCCCCGAAATCTGCGTACCGATTCGCGCTCTCGAAGGAAAGGTAATGCGCTGTCGGTTCCAGACGTACAACGGCGAGCGCACCGGCGTTTATACGGGCAAGGATACGATTTATCTGCCGTCGATTCCCGGCGCGGCTTCATGTGGTGCGATCATCGCGGCTTACGGACTGGCCGGAGGCGTTCGCGGTATCAACATTGCAGCCAAGAACGGTAAGAAACAGCGCCCCGACATGGCGATTATTGACGACCCGCAAAACGACGGCTCAGCACACAGCCCGATACAGATTATCAAGCGGCTTGAAGTAATTCGGAAGGGTATCATTCAGTCGGCGGGCCACGGGAAAAAGATTGCCATCGTTCTCAATGGTACGGTAATGAGGAAAGAGGATGTGGTCGATCAGTTGCTAGACCACGGGAAAAACCCCTCTTGGCAGTCTGAACGAATTCCAATGGTCAAGAAATGGGCCGATCAGCATGAAAAGCTATGGCAGGTTGCCTATCGAAACCTGCGACACGGCTACGACCCGCACTTAGTTGGAGACAAGGAGAGAGCAGAGGCGCAGGCGACCGTCTATTATGCCAAACATCGGGCAGAAATGGACGCGGGTTGCGTTGTATCCTGGGAGCACTGTTACGACCACGAATCAGAATTATCGGCGATCCAACACGCTTACAATTTACTGCTCGACGACCCCCCGGAAGTATTCGAAAGCGAGTACCAGCAGAACCCCGACGAGTCAATCAACGGCGGCTCGACTGCGTTTACCCCGGAGTTGATTTGCAGCAAGGCCAGCGGAGACCCTCGCGGCGTTGTACCGCAGTGGGCAACACACTTGACCACATTTACCGACGTTCAGAAGGACTTGCTTTACTGGGCTGTTATCGCATGGTCCGATAATTTCACGGGCCACGTTGTCGATTATGGCGTATACCCCGAACAACAGCGGCACTATTTCGTATTACGTGATGCACTGCCGACCCTGAAAAGTGTATGCCCTGGGAGCAACTTTGAAGGCTCAATTCGATCCGGTCTGGCGTGCGTTACAAAGGCATTAGTCGAGCGCGAGTGGGAAAAGCCGGACGGCTCTGTACTTCACGTCGAGAAAATGTTAATAGATGCGTCCTGGGGAAACTCGACCGATATTGTTTACGACTTCTGCAGAACCTCGGGGCATCCGACAATTGTGCAACCGTGGCACGGTCGAGGTATCACGGCAAGCGGCGTCCCCATGGAGAAATGGAAACGCGGGCCGGGCGAGAAGCTGGGATTCCATTACACCGAGAGCAACCGAACTGCGAAGAATCGCGGCGTGAAACACGTCACCGGCGATGTAAACTACTGGAAGTCATTTTGTGCGCAGCGATTTGTAACAACGGCGGGCGATGCAGGATCTTTGACCATATTCAAGGACAAGAAAACCGATCACCGACTATTTGCCGACCACATGACCGCAGAATTCTACGTAAGAACGCAGGGCCAGGGGCGAGAGCTTGACGAGTGGAAACAGCGACCGCACAAGCCCGATAATCACTGGTGGGACTGCGTTGTCGGTTCTGCTTGTGCGGCTTCAATGATGGGCTGCACTTTGGACAGTTCCGGGGCAATCCCGAAGCGAGCAGCGAAACCAACAGGCCAAGCGACACAATCAAGAGTGGGACAGCGCAACAACTTCTTTATTACGGCGAGGACTTAACCAGATGGCGAAAACAGCACCGGCGAAAGCTGAAGCGAATAATGGGCCAGCAGTGGCAATCGAGATCCCTATTGCCGAGGGCGACGCGCAAGGCTACGAGGCCCAGCGGGTATCGGAGGGCTGCGTATCACTGGGAGACGGGCCACGGACACATATTGACGCAATGTTGGGACCGATTGAAGCGGCGGCGTTTATCCGGCTACGGTCTGGACTTCGACGAGAACGGGTGCAGCTGAAATGCGGGCGACCCGTTTGGAGCAATCCCGACGTGTTGCGGTGGATTCTCCAACAGGTTGCCGCACAGGCTGTTTAATACTTCGATCAGAAAGGCGACGTTATGACATTGCAAGATCAGTTGATAATGATGCGGGGAATCATCGCAGGCACTTCAGAGAAGGAACAGCAGGACATTAAGGCGGCTGCCGAGTTAATCCGCGAGGTAATTGAAACCGCTGGCGACAGTGGAAAATGCGCCGTGGCACTTGTGGCAATGGAATGTGCGGCTGCCTGTTAACGCTGCTTGAATCTCGAATCTAAACAGGAACAACGGATACACTCTTGTGTTTGTTGTTCCTGTATTCGTTTACTAAGTTGTGCTTGCTACCGTGGGGAGCATGAGCAGCTTAGACAGCCAGAGCACAAACGCCGAAGTATGGTCCTCTTACGATGATAATGCGTCGTATGAAGAGGACCTGTCTATCGTAAAATGCCGTGCGTTTGTCACTGCCGCAAACATTCTGTTGCGACGCAGGCCCAGCAAATCGAGCATTGACGGCAACGAGCAAGAATTCGACGCAAAGGTTATCGAGAATGCGTTGATTCGTGCCAGGACATGGGCGGCTGCAAACGAAACTCGTACACCTCGGGCTTCCCGTCCGTCCTCCATCGCGTGGAACCTCTCAGGAATCAGAGGCTAACCGATGGCCGATACATCTTTAACAGCGATGCTTGATTCTGTCCGCGCCGACTTCCGGGCCGGTAAGGAAAGTCGCTTCACATCCAGACTTACGGGTGTAATGCCGACCGGCAGCGGCGCGGACTACCATTACAAGAACGAAGCCCAGTATTACAAGTCGATCGAACGAGCCCGGCACTACGAGCGGAATGATTCCATCGTCGGTCAGGGCTTGCGGCGACTTGTGGCCAACGTGGTTCAAGACGGCTTTTCCTGTGACTTCAGCACGGGCGACGATGGAATTGACACGCTGTTTAAGGATCGTTTGAAGGAATGGGGCGACGATCCCGACCAGTGCGACAGCGAGGGGGAAAAGACCTTTGCCCAGCAAGAGCAACTAGGGCTTTTGTCGACACTTCGAGACGGCGACATCCTGGCATTGCCGAGACCTGACGGGGCTTTGCAGTGGGTGGAGAATCATCGACTTCGGACACCACATGGCACAATGCGGGACACAGTACACGGCGTCGAAATGGGGGCCAGTGGAAAGCGTGCCCGGTATTGCATTACCGACGAGGATTTGAGCTTACTGCAGGCTGCACGACCGGGGACCACGTTTACCAAGGTTGAAGCCCGAGACGCAAAGGGCAACCGCAACGCTTTTCACCTGTACTTGCCGACCAGATTCAGCCAGCGGCGCGGCGTGACTGTGCTTGCCCCCTGTACCGACATGGTGGGAATGCACGATGACTTGCAGTTTACAACGCTGGTCAAAGCACAGATGGCCGCGCTGATTGCGATTCTTCGATCACGCGGGCCAGACTGGGAGCCGGGCGGCGATGTTCAGTACGGCGAGCGCACCGAAGAGACTGCACCGGGCGGCTATGTTCGGCAGATCGAGGGAATTGAGGCTGGGCTGGAGATCGCGTCTGACAAGGGCGAGACAATCCAGGCATTCAGCAGCAACATTCCGAGCAGTGAGTTTTTCCAGCACGCGAGTATGATTCTGACATTCATCGGGATCAATCTTGACCTTCCGTTATGTGTGCTGCTGCTTGACCCAACAAAGACCAATTTCAGCGGCTGGCGAGGAGCAATTGACCAAGCCCGAATGCGGTTCAAACAGTTGCAATCGTGGTACATCGGGGCTTTTCACAATCCCACAACGCAATGGAAGGTCCGGCAGTGGATTAACGAAGATGCAGCACTGCGGGCCACGTTCGAGCGTCGCAAATCGCTTAAACCGTTTGGCTTCCGATGGCACCCACCAGGCTTTCCGTATGTCGACCCGACTGCGGACATTGCTTGCGATGTGATGCAGAGCCGGACGGCCACGAACTCCATGAGGAGAATTCAGGCTAATCGGGGCCGGGATTGGGACGACGTTTCAACCGAAATTTGTGAGGACAACGGCGACGCGATCGAGAAGGCATTAAACCGAGCCGACTTGATCAACGCGAGATACCCAGGGGCCGGAATCACATGGCGGGAGGTGTTGAACCTGCCGACGCCGGAAGGCGTTCAGATTGCACTTTCGCCAGTTCCGCAGGCCACACCCGACCCAGTAACGCAAGGGGGCAAAGATGTCACCGCCTAAGTTTGCTCCCATTGAATCAGTGTGGGCAGTTGAGACCGCTTTCGCTTCGCAAATCTTCGACGCAATCAAGGCCGGGCCGTGCAATTACGAGTGCGATTCATCGGTCAATGTCGTGAATACAAACGGCGTTGCGTTGATGGAAGTTCGGGGCGTCCTGACGAAGTATCCCACATACCTACAGGCTATTTTCGGCGGGGCGGCTTCAACCGACCTGCAGGCCGCATTCACCGCAGCGATTAACGACCAAAGCATCCACGCGATTTGCATTGTTGTCGACAGTCCAGGCGGGGCTGTTAGTGGCGTTCCTGAGCTGGCTGATTCGATCTTCGCGGCGCGACAGTCGGGCAAGACAGTTGTGGTGCAGGTTGACGGCTTAATGGCTTCAGCGGCTTACTACTTCGGCAGCCAAGCAGACAGGATTTACGCCACACACCGCACAAACCGTATCGGGGCAATCGGGGCAATGATGGCCCTGAATGACACCAGCAAGCAGGCCGAGAAGGAAGGCGTTGAAACTGTTGTTGCCACGACCGGCGAGCTGAAGCCGATGGGCTTGCCGGGGGTTGCATTAACAGATGCGATGCGGGCAACAATGCTGGCGTCAGTGACTGCAGCGAATGCCGAATTTACCGCAGCGATTCAGCGAGGCCGGGGAATGAAACCCGAGCAACTCAGTAGTATGTCAGACGGACGGGTAATCAATGCCACGGATGCGTTGATTACCGGTCTGATTGATGGGATTCAGTCGTTAGATGTGACCCTTGCAGCGTTGCAGGGATCGAACCGG